TCTGGGAATTGCCTTCAACGTCCATAACATCTCCCATAATAAAGAAAGGGCTCAACAAGTGTCAAGCCCTTAAAGGTCACCGTGTCGGAAATCTTTAGCTAATAAACAAACTAAAAACGCTATAACTCCAGCCCTTTTTGCAGATGTTTTTCTTATGAAGGCACACCGTCTGCTGGCACCTTCCGGGTATTATGCTCATAGGGGTAAGCTCCCGCCCGGCACGGTCATCATATTATTTCGTTGCCCCAACTATCCCAACCCTCTACTGTTTCTCTTGCGAATAATTCTATTCTAGGAAGGTCTCCACATAAACTAACAATTCTCTCTCTTATCTCTGGCGGCTTCTTGGAGTGTTTATCTCTTGGCTCTTGTATTATCTGTTTTACATTCTTTGCTTCTCTCCAATATTTACCTTTCAGCCCCAATAAACAAAACTCCGCATTTTGGTTCGTATAGAAGCCCATTCCAGAATAAGGCTTGGAAAAATCTTTTGTCATCTTCACCCAAACAAAGCCCATAGTTTTATATTGAAATCCCCAATGTTTTATTACTTCAAAACCATAATCCAACAGACTCGAAGTACACCAAAGAAAGAGCATAGCGTTTTCTTCAGCTATATCTTCTACAGACATATCACAAATGTCCTCTAGTGGCATAGTTGGATAATGTTTATCCGCGCCACCAGCACCATTAGGGTTCTTATACCCAGCTCCGTTTCTTTTATCATTATATGTCCAGGGCGGATCAGCATAGATTATGTTGTATTTTTTATTTGGAAAAGTCATTTCATTGTTCTTTATTTAAACGCCCCCTTGTTAAATCAATATAATCTTGATTTAACTCAATAAGTATAGCGTTTCTATTATGTTTATTAGCAACTAAGGCCGTAGTCCCAGCTCCCCCAAAAGGATCCAAAACTGTACCCCCTTCCGGGCAACCAGCTAACACACACGGCTCTATTAAATCCATAGGAAAAGTTGCAAAGTGTGCGCCTTTAAATGCTTTAGTAGTTACCGTCCATACAGAGCGTCTGTTTCGTTTAAAATTTCCGTCTTTTGAATATCGTTTAGTTCTTTTAATACCAGCATTTGTGTTGTCTCGGATAATGTTGCCAACATTTTCGTAGGTATCAGCCCATTTACGTTCATCTTTTCCAACGCAATCTTCTTTAACTGCTTCGTTATCGTAGTAATACTTAGGACTCTTACTTAATAAGAAAATATATTCATGTGCTTTTGTGCAACGATCTTTAACACTTTCAGGTGTGCAATTCGGTTTATGCCAGATGATGTCTTGTCTTAAAATCCATGAATCTTTCTGTAAAGCCATTGCTACCTTAAAAGGAATACACCCTAATTGCTTGTTCGGTAAAAAACTATCACCCAAGTTAAGCCAAACTGTTCCATCATCTCGCAACACTCGTTTTACCTCTCTAAACACTTGTACTAAGTTCTCTACAAATTCTTCTGGTGTATTTTCTAGACCAAGTTGGCCTTCTTCTTCATAATTTCTGAGGCCCCAGTAGGGAGGAGAGGTAATACAAGTATTAATTGATTGATCTTCTAAATCTTTAAGTCTAGCTAAACAATTCCCGTGTAATATCTCTACACTCATTCCATTCCTTTCAATATATGTGCGATAACTTCTATCGTCCACCCGTTACCCAACATCTTGTATCTTTGTGTGTTGCTAACGTGGTTCGTGTAGTTGTCCGGGACTGTTTGAAGTCTTTCACATTCTAAAGGGGTTAATTTACGCCAATGTAAATTTTCTACATCTTCTGTTATTTTTGGACTATCTGACCTAGCAAGAACTGTTGGTGATTTACCATTAGTTTCGTACACTCTTCGTTGTCTTTCATTATCTTTTAATTCTTCTCTTGAAATATCAAAAGCTTTGTTGGGTTTTTTAGAGGTACCAACGTTTGTCCTATCTGCAAAAGAAGCAGTTAGTGCATGACTCTTTCCTTCTTCATGAAATACTCTGTCTTGCATGTAAGGTTGTTTCCCACTAGCTTTCTTACTTGGATTGATTTGATTAGGTTTAGTTGAAACCACTATACTATCTTTCTGCACGGTAGTTAAAGCATTTGATTTATCGTCGTCCCTTGTCTCTAGTTGTTGAGTCCATGAATCATCGTCGCTTACTTGTCGACCTCTTAATGCTCCGCCCTTAACTCCGTCAGGTAATCTTTCTATCTCCAAAATATGAGACTTGGTTAAAGAAGTAGTTAGCGTATTCATTTTGCCGTCTTCTCTTGGTACCATTTCTTTTCCACCTCTTGGTGACCAATCCTTCCCGGTCCTTTGTCGGTGTTCCTTCCTTATTCGTTTACTTTCCTCAGTCCTTTGTTCAGTTAAAGCCCTAACCATTACTTTAGGTTCTCTGTGTCCACCTTGACAGGTAGTCAACGTAGGTGATTTACCATCTTCTGAGTAAACTCTTTTTAAACTATCGTGACCTTTTATGTCTACCGCCGTCCCAACTCTTTTAGGTCTAGTCTCAATCAATTGTTCTTTATTACTAGCCGTAATGGTAGGAGACTTGCCTTCTTCTGAGTAAACTCTTTGCGTGCTTTCATACACACCATCTCTGTAAATAAACTCCATGATCTGAGCATCAAAAGAATCATCTTTAATATCAAGAACTTCTTTTAATTTAAACCAAATGTCATCACTAGGTATTGCAAAGCTACTGTCCGTTCTAAACCAATGTTCTACTTTAGTAATAGGTAGATCCGTTTCTTCAGCGATTTGCTTATTGGTCTTTTTAACATTAGCTTTTGCTTCTCTTAACAATTGTTGTAGCTTTTCTAGGTCTACTTCGTGTTTCCTAACTTTAACTTCTTCAACAGCCATACCTACTTTAATAGGTTTCATTGGAACTAAAGTCATGCCGTTGTTCCCAGCACCTTTGTACATAGTCGCAGTCATACATAGAGACTTCTCGTCAGGCATTTTAAGATGTCTGCGATTACGTTCTGTGTGCTTGACTGGTTTATGTTGCTCAATGTAGCTGCCGTCCGTTGGTTCTTTATGATAACCAGCAATGACCGTACCGATCTTTTCTGAATCTTCATTGTAAAAGTAGCCTTTACCTCTTTTAGCGTTAAGCACTCTATCTACTTTAGCTTCTGATATATCGTACTTCTCATCAGGTTCGGTTTCTAAAATATCTCTAAGCACAATACCTCTATCTTCAGGTTGTTCTACTCCGGGTATATTAGTCCAGTAGTATCTCAATCTGTTTTGTGCGCTAACTAAAGCACTATTTATTAAGATAGGTTCTACTCCAACTTGTTCTGAGATGACATCTAAGAATTCTTTCTTCATCTTTACGTTCTCTAAAAGAAAGTATTTAGGCTTCACCTCTTTTAAGATCCTGACAAACTCAAAGAACAACGCTGAACGTGGGTCATCAAAAGCCAATTGATTGCCTGCAAAAGAAAATCCTTGGCATGGAGATCCTGCAAGTACAAGATCTATGTTTGGGTAGTCCTCTCCTTTAACATTACAAACATCTCCTATTTGGATAATGTCTGGATAGTTAGCTGAAGAGACTTGAATAGCGTATTTGTCTATTTCAGAAGCATAATATTTGTCGACCTTAATTCCTAGACGGTCAAGAGCAAGTCGACCACAACTCATTCCGTCAAATAAACTTAATATATTCATAATTATGTTAAGTGTATCACGATATATACGACAGATACAATAAAAGTTACATTAACAGCAATTAAAATAAGCTCGGTTTTCAGCCTTGCCCCCTGTATCTTTTTCTGGTCCCCTTCATTTTAGAGTTCCGGGACTGACCTTGCGTGGTCTTTTTGGATTTTTTCTTGGACTCATCATAAGAGGTTCCGCGTTTGTCGCGTAAACTTCTCGGTGGACTCTTCCTCATAGATATTACTTATGATATACTATACATATTACTTATGAATAACCTTTTTGCCCAGATCCGTTTTATACTTACCGTGACGTTTCCGATATTTTGCGTCGCAATCCTTCAGTATAGTTCAACAATCGTTCTGTAACTTCACTAGCAATTCTTGAATACCTAGGTCCTTCGATCCAGGCTTCATTAACGTGTGGAGTAGAAGGATCGTCAGCTTTGAACTGGCCTTCTGTTGTGCGCGCTCTTTTTCTAGTTGTTTTCGACATATAGTCCTCTCTTAATTAATTGCTCTCTATTCTTACGATGTTCTGCAATTATTTCTTCTTTACTTTGTCCATAATAGGCTACTGCATGGTTTTCATCAACCATCTTCACATTGATATTTACCCCATCAATAATAACTTCACCTAACACTCTGCCAAACTTACCTCTAGAGTCTTTAAGTTTTGTTTGAATGACTATTTGTTTTCCACAATCTACGGCCTCTTTTAAGAAAGCCGTAGCCAACTTTCCTCTAGCCTTCTCATCAAGATTACGAGTCCGTGACTCGGGAGTATCAATACCATATAAACGAACGCGAGACTTATAAAGAATATCAAAGCCAAGATCCAACACAACGTCGACAGTATCTCCATCAACAACTCTTTCCACCTTACAAGCGTATTCATACATTTATTTATAACTCCTTAATCTAACAAAGGATTTTTGTTTTCTTCTTTAATAATGTCAAGTTGGTCTTGTAAGTAACCTATTTCTTTTTGTAGGGAAATAATTTTTTTACCCGACTCATTTGATGTTTCGGCAATAACTTTTAACGAAGGATTAATACCTTCATCAATACTTTTATTAATGTACTCAACAGATGTTTCAATAGATGCAAACCGTTCTTCAATTGCTTGTTGAGCGTCTTCAGTATCTCCAATACCACCGATTTCTGCTTCTAAATTTTCAAGTCTATTTATGTAAGTAGCCCCGGTATAACCAAAACCAGCTAACGTGCCTACAATGGACACTAATGCTATTAGTTGTGTTGTTTTGTTTTCAAACCATTCCATTTTCACTCCTAATTAATAAGTATTATAACTCTGGCTGTAAGTTTATCATGTCTCCAAGGCTATTCAAATTGACTTTAGCCAATTGATAAAAGGCCTCAGTATTATCAGACATAACAGAATCAGCATATATAGCTCTAGGTTCGTACCAAGTATCTTGCGTAGGTAATTGTATTTCTCTGTACGCATCAAACCCTACGACGTAACCTAGATAAGCTACTAAAGTTGATTGGTCTCCATATTCTCCTGTTTCTTGTTGTTCCGTTTCAGCTTGTTCTTGTTGTGCTTCTATGTTTTGGGCTACTATTTGTTCAGCTATTTGATCTGCTTCACTAGCTGTCATAACTCCTGATACTGCTGTATCTATTTCACCTTGCATGTCTTGAACTTGAACATCTGCCATAGCTACTTGAGGTGTACCGTCAACATCGGGCAAAACATTTATTGTTACTGTTGTTCCCCCAGATGTGCCTGTATCTGAACTCATAGACAATATTTGTTGTGTTTGTGCAGAAGCAGAAGCGAATTGGTCGGATAAACTAGGAGAACTTGTTGTACTTACGCCCCCAGTTGATGACATAGATGCACCAGATGAACTGCTTGTAACCGTAGAAACATTAGATCCTCCACTAGACCCCCCAGAGTATATTGAACTATTTCCCCCTACAGAATTTGCACTAGAAGAATAACTATTTCTAGCTGTTTGCATTGTCCCGGCAACAACATCTAAAGCAGATATTCTTACTGAACTTCTTTGTTCTCCTACTTCTTCTTCGTTTTCGGCGAAGACTTCTTCGATTTCGTTTTCGGACTCGATTTCTTCTTCGGTGCTTTCTTCGGCTTCGGCAATGCGTTCTTCACGACTTTCTGTAATCTCGAAGACTTCATCATCTTCTTGAATTTCGTCCATCGTTTCTTCAAACCACTCTTCCAAGTCTTCAATAGACTCGAACTCTTCAATCCTTTCTTCTTCATTTTCTAGTTCCTCTCTAATTATTGTTTCAAATTCAAATATATCTATAAGTTCATCGGTTCTAATTATATCTAAAACAGCCAACGGCTCATCAATACGTTCAAATATTACATACTCTTCTTCAATTATATTAAAATCAGGAAGTGGATCAACATCGCCGATATTATATTCTTCAAATAACATTTCTTCTTCCTCCCACCCAAATATGTCATCACCACCAAAAGTTATTAATATTTCTTCATATTCTTCTTCATACCCAACGTAGTTAAACTCTTCAAATGGCTCTTCAAACCACTCTTCTTCTATGTAGTAATCGTCATAGTTTGTTTCTTCTCCATAACCATAATCAAATTCTTCTTCAATGTAATAGGCTACTGAAGCTTCTTGTGTATAACCCGCACAAAACGGAGCATACTGTGGATCTTCATTACATTGTTGGTCATCGTAAGCTTCCCAATATAAAGGACATGAGGTGCTGTGCAACGAATCTAATCCACATTGTTGAGCTAAATATGCAGCAGCGTACCCAGAACAACTTGAACTATTTAAAGGGTCGCTACAGTCGACTGCATTACCTGAACCTTCTCCATATAAACTGCCACCATTTTCTAACAATGTATTAAATGAAGTATTATTAAAATTAGTATTTACACATGTGCCAGCAACATTAGTTGTACCTGTGCTACATTCATCGTGAAAAAGGTACGTATATATCTCTGTCGCGCTTCCTTGTTCTCCTATTAATACGTCATGGTTAGTTATATTCAACCCACCATATCTATATTCAAACGTATCATTAGTCCAAAGTATAACTTCAAAACTATTGTCAGTATTATTACGGCCATACTCTTTCATGTTGTACCAACCAAAAACAGACTTATCAGTAAAATTTTTAGCTAACATTTTTGAACCGTTATCTCTAATTAAGTCAGTCCAAAAAGGATATAAAGTATAAGTGGTATGAGGTAATGGATCAGGTGTGTAGTCACCACAATAGTTATTATAATTTACATTTCCTGTTCCTAAACCAAAATGAAGACACCCATTAGTGGCCATTCTTGCAGATGTAAAATCTTCTCCGTATAAAGTAAAAGTAAAATCTAAATTAAAAGCCCCTGCTAATTGGTCATCGCCAGTATTAAAATTAGTTGTCCCGGTAAGATTAGTTAAATTAAAAAGATCTTGATTAGCTTCGTATATATACTCAGCTTTTAGTTGATTAACCCCTAATGCAAATAGCCCTGATAAAAGTAAACTACTTATAAAACACCATATATTAGCTTTAGTAGTTATTAAACTCTTCATTACAAGTACGCTTTGACTTCCATTTTCCGCTTTCTCCCCTAGTGTTTTTACACTGTTTCATAAATTCACTTTTATATTGTTTAGCGTCTGGTCTTTTAGAAGGGTTTTCTTTCCAATATTTACTGGCTTCTTTACCTATCTTTCCATACGCTGGACAGGGAGTGCCCGCCATTTCCATTGCTTGAAAAACACGGGAGTCTTGGCAAAGGATACCTACTGAAGCAACTTTCATCCCAGTATCATATAAATATTTAGACAACTTTAATCTTTCACAATTCTCATCTCTTACAGTTCTACCTGTTGAAATACCAAATACTTGCCCTTGAAAGGCTCCAGATCTACCAACAGTACACAAGTCCTGACTATAACTCATGATTGAAGGAGCTATAGCAGAAGCTGGTGGGGCTTCGGTTTTAATATTTTGGTTAATAGTTTGCTCTGATTTACTTTCATTTATATTTCTATTTGTGTTGTCAGACGTAGTATTACTTTCATTAATGTTAGTGTTTTTATTATCAGTAGTTACGTTTGACTCAGATGTGGATTGGTTAATATTCGTATTGTTGTTTGTATTGTTATTCGTGTTTGTATTATTAGACGTACTTGTAGAAGTATTAGTGTTGTTTGTTGTGGTTGTATTAGTGACGTTTTGATCCACACTTGAATTAACTGTACTTGTAGAAGTATTTACATTCGTGTTGGTACTGTTATTAGTATTAGTAGCCGTACTCGTATTTACGTTCGTGTTCGTATTATTGTTCGTGTTCGTATTGGTATTTGTATTGGTATTTGTATTGGTATTTGTATTGGTATTTGTATTGGTACTGGTATTTGTATTAGTGTTTGTATTGGTATTTGTATTGGTATTAGTGTTCGTATTGGTATTTGTGTTGGTATTGTTCGTAGTTGTAGTGTTAGTTGTTTCTAAACTATTCTGCTCACAATACTGCTCCCCAGCTGTACAGTCACCTGTTTGGTCTCCATAAGTTGTACTAAGGAATAGAACTCCTAAAGCCATTAGTAATAGTTTTTTGTGCATTGGCTGTCTCCGCAATAGCCGTTTTATTTTTTATAAAATCAATCTATAGATTGTAATATTTCTTGGGCTTTAGGTATAGAGAAAGAAACTATTTTTACTAATTTAATGTCTTTTAATAGAGGGCAAAGGAATAATTTCGCCAAATTGAGTAGTATAGGCTTCTGTAGTGTCCAATAAAAAAGCTAAAAAATTAACTAATACTCTTTTGTCCATATCATTTTGAACAGCAATATTAGAAACTAAAATAGTTAAAGCCGTAGTTACTTCCCAAGGTGTTAGTTCTTCGGTAACTTCTTCTAAAATAGGATAAATTTCACTTACTAAATTAGCTATTGCAGACTCTACTTCACTTTGTTTTAGATAATCATCAAAAGAAGACATATTTTAATTATACATCATTCAAACCAACTGCGAACCTCTCCTAGAACTTCGTTACTAATCTTAACTTTGTTTAATAAATTCTTTAGTATCTGTTCATCTACTGTGCCTTCTGAAACCAAATCAATATATGTGCAACTGTGTTCCTGACCAATTCTGTGAATACGATCTTCAGCTTGTACTCTTAATTCCAAATCATAGGAGTTAGAATAAAAGATCATTGTACTTGCTTCAGTTAAAGTAATACCTCTGCCACCTGTCTGTGGGTTAGACACAAAATATCTAAGTTCGTTCTCCGGGTCTTGAAACTTTTCAATAATATTATGACGTTCGTCTTGAGGTGTCTTACCGTAATAAGAAGCTACAGCACCTTCTCCATATTTATTGGCTATGGCTTTTTCTAATTCTTGTATGTCGGTTTGGAATACTGCAAAGATTACAACTTTTCCAGATGTCTCTTCTAGTAGATCCAATACAGTTTGTATTCTGTTGTTCTTTAAAACAATAGTTTCCCCTTCTTCATTACGCAGACTACCAGCTACCACTTGTTGTAACCGCATTAGTTGAGTAAGCATATTCATTGTGGAAAAAAGTTCGTCATTAAGGATCATTAAGGCTTCTCGCTTCATGGTTCCGTATGCTCGTTTTTGTTCATCGGTTAATTCAACGTGTCTTCTAACATATACTTTCTCCGGGAGATCTAAACATTCATCTTTAATTTTCCTAATAGAAAAATCTTTGATTGATTCTTGGAGCTCTTCTAGTTTTTGAAACCCAACTATCTGCTGGAAAGCATGGCTACCCATTTGTCTTCTTTGTGTTATGGCGTATCTTGCTTGAAAAGCATAAAAACTACTGAAGCCTAAAAGATTCGGAGAAAGAAAATAACATTGTGAATATAAATCAAGAGGTGCTTTGGTGATAGGAAACCCAGTTAAGATTCTTCTGTAGTCAGCTAGTGGAGCCAACTTAATCAGATGCTTTGTTCGTTTAGCTTTTGGATTCTTAATAGTGGTTGATTCATCTACGGCCATCATTACGTCATGTGTAACTAAAAACTCCTCAACAAATTTACATGCTTTGACTGTAGCAAAAGCTTCAACGTTAACTAGAAAAATATTTAAGGTCCCTTCACTTGGTTCAGTTACCATTTTCTTATATTCATATAACCATTTTTGAGTGTGGTTGGGTTGCCACACCAAAACATTTCTTTGTATACGTTCTGGCAGATGCTTATTAATTTCATTAACATCCCAATTTCGTAAATTACCTTTCGGCGAAACAATTAACAGTCCTGATATTTTACCTTCCTCGAATAATATACCTGCGTTGTCTAAAAGTATTTTAGATTTGCCGAGTCCCATTTCCAAAAATAGTGCAAATAGGTTACGATATGCACTTGACTGAAGAGTTTCTAACTGATGCTTGTATGGTTCGCTCTTAAATTTGTAGTCGTTTAATTTCATAAGTTCTGTCCTTTATTCTTCGTTATATATTCAAACACATCTTTAAGTGTTGCAATTCATTATATAGATGATATGATGCTCATGCAACTTTGAGTTGATGATGAAAGAAAGAAAAGAAAACGGACGAATAACTAGACTACAAATCGAAGTCTTTTACGATAATTCCTCAGAAGAATTTTTCATCGATATTACCGATCCCACCAATCGTATCACTCCCTACACTATAGGAGCCTTTGCTACTTTAGATGAGGCATTAAGATATACCTACACAACACTGGACCAACCAATTGGCATTGTTGAAGTAGTTGGATTGTCGACTGGTAATATTACATTTACTTTAGAGCCGTTAAAATCTTCTCCATGGCCCAAAGTTGCTAAGAAAGATAACGTAGTAGATATAAGGAGTAAAAATGGAAAAGATAAATGAACTATTTGAAGAGAGTACAACAAAAGCTGTTGAAGAAATCTCTGATGATTCTATTGGAGACCTTAGTGCACTCTGCCAAAAATTACTTAGAGTTCAGGCAGATATTGGAAATGCAGAAGAAAGATTAAAAAGAAAGAAAGAACAGGAAAGGGAACTTTCTGAACAACTTATACCAGACAAGTTAGCACAACTTGGCGTAACAGACATTAAACTAAATGACGGATCTCGCATTTCTGCGGATCCTTTTTACAGTGCTCGTATTTCTGCTGACAATGCAGAAGCAGCTCACGCATGGCTACGAGAACAAGGACATGGAGACATCATAAAAAACACAATGACACTTTCGTTTGGTCAAGGTGAAGATGATCTCGCAAAAGAATTGGTTGTATCGTTAACTAAACAAGGGTTTATACCCGAGGAAAAGGAAGCGGTTCACCCAAGCACTCTGAGGGCATTTGTTAAAGAACAAATAGAATCAGGGAATCAATCGTTTGACCAAGATATACAGAAGAGATTCTCTGTGTATCAAGGCAAGCGCACAAAAATAAATCGTTGAACGAAGAAAGAAGGAGTAAAAAATGGCAACGAAGAAAAATGGTAACGGGACATCCTTAACGTCCCTTTTTGAAAGCATCGAAGAAAAAGGTTTCGGAGATGTGGGTGCGGAAGACCTCAAGACTCCGCGTGTCAGTATAGTCCAGGCAATGTCTCCGCAAAGACAAAAAACCAGTTCGGACTATGTTGCAGACGCAGAGGAAGGAGACATCTTCTTTTCAGGTAACAATTCTTGTATAAATGGCGACGAAGGTTTGCTATTTCTACCTGTCTACTACAACAAAACTCTAGTTGAGTGGCGTTTGAGGGAGAAAGGTGGTGGACTTGTTACCGTGCATTCCGCAGATTCAGACCTGTTGAACCGATGCACACGCGACGGTCAAGGTAGGTTAGTAACGCCAGGAGGGGACACCCAACTGACTACGACTGCCAACCATTATGGCTACGCGCTGGTTGATGATTCACCTCAAAGGTGTGTTATTAACATGACAGGATCTCAACTTAAACACTCGCGTTCTTGGAACACTTTGATCCAAGGTACTAAGCTGCAAGGTGCTAAGGGGTTATATACTCCTCCTGCATACTCGCACTGGTATAGTTTAAAAACGCAAGTGGAGTCCAATGATCGTGGATCGTGGTATAGCTACAGCATTACCCAAGAAAGGATCTTGGCGGAGAAAGAAGTTGACCTTTTTAAAGAGGCAGAAGATTTCTCTAAGTTTTGTTCCTCTGGAGGCATGGACCAATTACCCGGTCAAAAGTCTTCAGCAATAGAGGATAAGTCTGAGTCCAACAAAGATTGGGAAGACTAATCACTTTAGGCCTCGATATTTTATTTACTTGAAATATCGAGGCCTTCTCTTTGAGATTGTATGGAAGAAATCGCAAAAAAATTCAAGGAAGTATTTTCTGGTTTAGATAGAGCGCACGGCATTTATGAAATAACCGGGCAGAAGAATACTGCTAAAGGAGTCAAGAAAGACGGTCGAGGACGGACCCTACAGGAGCCTTTGACTCTAGATTTGTGGGAAAGTCACCTGAAAGGTAATACATCTATTGGTGTAATTCCGCTTACAGATGATGAAACTTGTAAGTGGGGGTGTATTGATGTGGATGAATATCCAATTGATACAAAAGGTTTAATCCAAAAGATTGAGGAGATGCAATTACCATTACTGCCTTGTATGACTAAATCAGGAGGAGTTCATTTATTTTTATTTACTAAGCAACCTATTCCAGCTTTTAAATTTCAGAGCAAGCTAGAAGAAATAGCAGCAGCCATGGGGAGAACGGGAGATGAAATATTTCCTAAACAATATGAGTGGTCTAAACAATTACCAAAGGAAAGGCAGACAGGTAATTGGTTAAACATGCCTTACTTTGCTGGGGAAGATACTACCAGATACGCATTAAAATCAGACGGGGAAGCAGCAGACATAGATGAGTTTTTTGAGCTCGTAGAAAACATTTCAATTACCGAAGCACAATTGGATAAATTTATCCCGGTTAAGAAAAGCAGAAAGAAACAAGTTACTAAAGAAGGAACAATGTGGGATGAGGCTCCTCCTTGTTTAGTTCACATGAAGTTAAATGGAATCCCAGAAGGAATGCGTAATAATGCTTTACTAAATTACGGCGTGTTCTTACGCAAAGTCTACCCAGAAGGAGAGGAATGGAAAGACCAACTACAAGAAATAAATAAAACCGTATGCAGCAAACCTCTTTCACATAGCGAATTAAATACAATCATCCAAAGCCTAGAAAAATCAGAATATAGATACCAATGCAGTAAGCAACCTTTAGTGGATTTCTGCCAAAGCGGTATTTGTGTAACACGTAGGCACGGCATAGATGCTTCAGAAAGGGATCCAAATTTTGGTGGTTTAAGAAAATACTTAACTGATCCACCTTTATGGCATTTAGATGTAGACGGAAGAACAATAGTTTTAGACACTAAACAGTTGCACAACTTTTCTATGTATCAGCAAAGATGTATGGAAGTTTTAAACATCTGCCCTCCTGACGTGAAGAAATCAGATTGGGTAGCTAAGTTAAACAACTTATTACAAGACGTACAAGAGGTTGAAGTCCCAGCAGATATGACCAAGCAGGGCTTACTTCAAGCGGCTATATATGAGTTCTGTAGATTATCAGAATCTTCTTCAAGATTATCTATAGCCTCGAACGGAGTATTTAGATTTGAAGAAGAGGGAGAAAAGCAGTGGTGGTTTACAGGGAGAGATGTGGTCATCTTTATACAAGAGTTTAAAAAGATGCGTCACATTAAAGAAGCAGAAGTATTTACCGAGTTAAAACAAATGGGAGCTACCAACATAGCTAAGTACATAGACAGAACCGTAGGGAATAAAAAGATTTGGATACTAGATATATATGAAGTAGATGAAAGTTCAATAGACGCTACAGATTTTAAAGCAGTTAAAGACGCATTGCCATGGGAAGAATAACAAAATACTTTGGTCCACCGGGGACAGGTAAAACCACTACCTTAATGAATATCATTGAGAAGTATCTTGATGAAGGTACTCCCCCTGAAAAGATTGCGTTCATTTCTTTTTCTGTTAAAGCTGCTGAGGAAGGAAAGAACAGAGCACATTTAAGATTCGGATTGGGGTTTGATGAGATGCCTTACTTCTGTACGAGTCATGCTTTTTGCAAACGGATCATGGGAATATCACAAGTAATGACTGGCAGAGACATCTTTGATTTCTTAGAAGAGTATGAATTTAATTTAACTAAGAAGTACGGATCTACTTCTAGAGGCGTTAGGTCCGTAGTCCAAGATCCTTATTTCGATATTATTGAACGTTCAAAAGCTAACTGTCGTTCACTTAAAGATGAACGATTGTCTTTGGAGAAAGAACAAAGAAGAGGAGTGGTGACTCACATGTTGGAACCGATAGCTGAAGCTTGGGAGAGTTTTAGGTTATCTAGAGTCCCCCCAGTCTATTCGTTCGCGGACATGATTAATAAGTTCTTGGACGACGGTACACCTCCTGAATTAGACGTGTTGATTGTGGATGAAGCACAAGATTTGGCAGAATTGAATTGGAGATTGGTGGATAAGTTAGCTTTAAACGCAAAGAAAACTTTTATTGCCGGGGACGATGACCAAGCTATTTATGAATGGAATGGAGCAAGGCCACAACGTTTTGTTAAGTATGAAGGTACAAGTATTATTCTAGACCAGTCCTATCGCATTCCGTCAAAGGTACACCCAATAGCTGAGCGTATATCAAAACGTATAGTACAGCGTGAGCCAAAAAGTTATAAACCTAGAGAAGAAAAAGGCACAGTTAATAAAGTGAGTTCAGTAGAACTACTCCCATTAGAAGAAGGAGATTGGTTAGTTCTAGCTTCTTGTGACTATATGTTAACGGATGCTTCTAAGGGATATAACGTTAGAAAGTATTTAATAGATAATGGTTACCCTTTTACCCACAATCATTACAGATATATTCCTCGTAAAATGATTACAGCCATTAAGATCTGGGAAAGATTAAATAACGAAGAAGAAATAACTCTAGCTGAATTAGATGATCTATATACTTATTTAGGTAAGACAGGTGTTAAGAGAGGATTTATTACACAAGTTTCTCAGGCTCCGAACCAAGGGCAGTCGTTATCACTGCAACAGATCATAGACAACTATGGGCTTAAACCTGAGTGTTTAGGTCAGGAATGGAAAACGGTTTTTGAAAAAACAATAGACGTAGAAAGAAGAAGTTTTATCGAGAAAGCACTAAAGAATGACGAAGATCTATATGGAGAACCACGCATTGTCATTTCCACAATTCACCAGGCAAAAGGTGGGGAAGCGAAGAACGTAGCTGTGTATTTGGATTTATCTAAATCACAGAAGCGAACTTCTATTTTACAACCAGACGGGCTACACAGGCAGTTCTATGTTGCGGTTACACGCACAATAGATAATCTATATTTAATTCAAGCCCAAGATGATTACTACAGGTACGTTATATGAGTTTTGTTTATAGACCCCCAACGGAGTGGATTGCACCCGATAGTTTCCCAACAGAAAAATTATGTCAGGCCAAAGAAATTGCCATTGACCTTGAGACCAGAGATCCTAACTTGAAAGAGATGGGTCCGGGGTACATCAGAGGAGATGGAGAAGTCGTAGGTATTTCTTTTGCTATTGACGGTTACGAAGATTACTTTCCTTTTGGACATGAAGCTGGTTTCAACTTCACTAAAAAGAAAGTAATAGAGTTTACCAAAAAGATATGTGCTACCGATAGCGATAAGATTTTTCACAACGCTACTTACGATGTAGGTTGGTTAGCGAAAGAAGGTGTCCCTGTTAATGGCAGAATTATTGACACCATGGTCGTTGCTCCACTCATTGACGAGAATCAATACTGGTATTCACTGAATGCTTTGGGTCGCGAATACATAAATGAAGGCAAGACAGAAGCTGAACTAAATGCTGCTGCGGAGGAGTGGGGATTGGATCCCAAGGCTGAAATGTGGCGCTTACCATCCGCTTATGTGGGTACTTATGCAACACAGGACGCCGCCCTCACGCTTAAATTATGGAATCATTTCAAGATTTTAATAGAGGAACAGAACCTTTGGAACGTGTTCGATTTAGAGATGAGAGTGCTTCCTGTCATTTTAGCGATGAAACAAAAAGGAGTTCGCGTTGATTTAGAGAGAGCCGAAACATTAAAGAAGCAATTAATTAGACGTGAGAAGAATATTGTTCAACAAATAAAGAAAGAAGCTGGTGTCCCGGAAGTACAGTTATGGGCAGCCAACTCTTTAGCTAAAGTATTTGATGCTTTGAAGTTAACTTATTTAAGAACTCCAACCGGGAAGCCTAGCTTTACTAAAGCGTTCTTAGAAAATCACTCTCATCCTATTGCTCAATTAATTAGAGAAGCCAGAGAAGTTAACAAAACACACAGTACGTTTATTGATTCTATTCTGAAGCACGAACATAACGGAAGGATTCATGCTGAGATTAGACAGTTGAAAGGAGAATCAGGAGGAACTGTCACAGGTCGGTTGTCCATGAGCAATCCGAACTTACAACAAGTTCCAGCTCGTAATAAAGAGATAGGTCCATTGATTAGATCCTTGTTCTTACCAGAAGAAGGAGAGCAATGGTGTTCGGCTGACTTTTCTCAACAAGAGCCAAGGATCCTGACGCACTATGCGAGCAGATCCAGATACGACGGCGCTGAAACAATTGCCGATGCTTACCATGAAGGTGATGCTGACTTCCACCAAGAGGTAGCCAACCTAGTAGACATTGACAGAAAAACTGCAAAGACAATAGGACTAGGAATAATGTATGGAATGGGAAAAGGTAAACTGGCAGATCAATTAGGTGTTACCGTTGATGAAGCTTCAGAAATCTTAGGTAAGTTTAATACTTATGCACCATTCGTCAGGCAGTTAGCTGATTCAGTTATGCGTAGTGCTAACTCAAAAGGATATATTAAAACTATATTAGGTAGACGTTGCCACTTTGATATGTGGGAACCTCTGAAGTATGGAACAGGTAGACCGTTAAAGCACAAAGAAGCAGTGCATGAATACAACGGAGAAATTAAAAGAGCATTTGTTTACAAGGCTCTTAATAAACTTATTCAAGGGTCAGCAGCTGATATGACCAAACAAGCGATGGTTAACTGCTATGAAGCAGGCTATCTTCCTCTTTTACAGGTACACGATGAATTGGTGTTTTCTGTTAAGTCTCAGGAGGATGTGGATAACATCTGTCGTTTAATGGAAGAAGCTGTGCCTTTGGATATTCCAAACAAGGTTGACGCTGAGATTGGAAAGAACTGGGGTGACTCAATGGAAACCCCTAAGAAAAATTAGGATATATCCTAAGATATAATGTATAATGATATTTACAGGAGTAAAAATGGATACAAATAAATGGAAGAGCGTAGCAATACGTAAAGAGATTGTGGAAGTAGCTGCCGATATTGGTGATAAGACTGAAAGGCCTACTAGCAATGTATTTGCGTATGCAATTAAAAGATTGAAAGATGATCTTGATAGCGGACGTTTGAACGACGTACCGAAGGCGTAACCATGAAACATAAAATATTGTACGAGTCTCCGTACGAATATGGCGTGTTCTCTAGCGAAGACCGACGTAGCGGTCGATTCTATGATTGCAATGGACAGAAACTTCCCTCTGTCACTACTATATTATCCGGGACTAAAGAAGGAGACTTCTTGAAGAAATGGATTGAGAAAGTAGGTGAGGAAGAAGCTGAGCGTATTAGAACAGAAGCTGCGACTAGAGGTTCCTACATGCACGATATTCTAGAGAAACAACTTGTCAATGGTGACATTTGGGATTTTAAACCCAGAAACTCTGAAGAAAAAAGAGCATATAAAATGGCCTGTACGATCATGGACCAAGGGTTACCGAATGTTTCTCAAGTATATGGTTGTGAAATATCTCTTTATTATCCCGACAGATATGCTGGCAAAGCAGACGTTATTGGAGTGCATGACGGAGATCTATCTATTATGGATTTTAAACAAACCAATAAACCTAAACGTAGGCAATGGGTTTGGGATTACTTCCAACAGTTAGCTGCTTATTCATTAGCGCACAACGAACTGTATGGCACAGACATACAGAAAGGAGTAATCATGATGTGTTCAGTTGATTGCTTATACCAAGAGTTTATTTTGGAAGGTGATGAATTTAAGCGAGCTGCTGATGCGTGGCTAGAACGTGTAGAAAAATTTACAAGTCTTCAAGCCCAAAATAATCAAGAGCCCGAATCATAGCTTCTGATTGCACGGCTGGGGCATTATATCCTTTTAATATTCTTTCTTCCCACACGGCTTCAAGCTGATCTAAAGCGTCTTGTGGAAACTCCATTCGTTCTAATCTTTCGTCCTTTTCCCCCTGTAATGCAAGTGCCTCAATTGCTTTTTCTTTTGTTTCTTCAAAATAATCTTTAGCTGAAATAGGCGTGAAATTAATATCTTCAAAACTTCCATCTTTACTTGCTATATCCTCTAGTTGCAAGTTTGCTCTGTCCCTTTTAGATATATTTTTTAGCCTATCTGTTTCAATTCCTTCAAACATAACTTCTGGTGAAATACTTAAATCCCCTGCCGCATTAATTCGCTTACGTTCTTCTAGAACTAAGCTATAGTAATTTTTATTCGCACGATTATAGGCCTCAATAATATCAGCAACCGTTAGTGCTTCACGTCCTCCTTGATATTGAGGTTTTTTGTAATCACCAACGATTTGTTTTGTTTTGTTAAGAAATTCAGTTAGTTGAAAACTTGCCCAATCTTTAGGTAAATTTCTTTCGTTTACAAGAGCACCAAATCCTCGTTTAGCAACATCATCAATAGTTCGTTTTCTATTAAAACGATCTAGTCTTTCTGCTCCTTCTCCTCTTGCTCCCCAAAATTGTCCTACTTGAGTTGCTACTCCCGGTCTTACTTCATTCCAAAACCAAGAAAGAGTATCTCCTCCTTTTTTTAAAGAATCTTTTTCGTTACGAATAGAATTACCCCTTTCATCAGTGCCAGTTAGAGCTCCCCAAAAAGCTTTTGAGTATATAGAAGGATCTATATACTGACCAAAAAATCTAGTCAGACCTTCGGCTAATCCTTTTACAGCGCCAGTTGTTTTTTCCCAAGCGGTATCTTCCGATGTTACTCCTCTTATCATTGCACGAAGAGGTTCAGTTATAACGTCATAAGCATCTGTGCTACTTGTGTCTACAGTACGAACAATTCCTGTGCGACTATCAATATCTAAAATCATTTCATTTCTATCTCTTCCCCAACCAGCAGCAAACAATCCAAGTGCTCCGTACGCACTCCATTTCAAACCCTTTAAACCTAACGCTAAAGCTTTAGCTGCTACACCCATTGTTGAGTTATATAAAGTAAAGCTCATAACTCTTTTCCACCCACGGCTTTCTATTTGTTGTCCTAAGTCCGTTTTACCTTCTTTTTGTAGTCTTTTTCCTATTTCAATTTCTTTAATCCCAGATGTAACTGTATTCCAACTGGTTCGTACTTGTTCAGTAGGAAAAGCAATAAAATCTCCTGTAGGACTTAATCTTACTACCTCGCCAAAAGTACCAATAAAATCGTAGTTAGGTACGTTTTGTCGAGTTCTATAAGCAGCTAATTCTTCAATAGCCTCATTTAACCTTCCTTCAGAAGTGCTACTATTTAATTGCAACGGTTTTCCGTCTGTTCGTTCCATAAGTTCTTCTATGATCTTTATATTCTCTTCAACCATTGCAGAAAATTCTGGAGACTTAGTGTCCATTTGTGAGGGCATTTCAAACATGTTTGTATATTTATTGAACTCACCTAAATACATTACAACTTTCCAAAAATCATCTCCAAATTGATATGTTTTTCTAACAAACTCACCTACGTTTCCTTTAAACGGTTGACTTAATGTTCGTTGACGTTTGCCCACTGCCTCAATAACTCCGTTAATACTGTCCATTCTTCCAGCTAATTCATACGTTCTAGTTAAATCGCCAATAAAAGGAGATGTATTCATAACACCTAAATCAACTAAACGTTTAGCATCTTTTGGAGTTAACCCTCTTAGATATGCCCCCGCTTGTTCAAAAGCAGGTCGAAAATTATTTAAGTTTAAATTTGAATTAACTATTACAAAACCTGCACCACTTACTAAGTTACGTGTTTGAGTAAATGGGCTGTACAATATTTTTCCTCCTCTTGTCCATGTTTGAGGAATTAAAACTATATTTTTATACGCACTCCATCCTATTCGTCCTGCATCTGTCTTCGCTTGAAAAGCATTCCCCACTAATCCACTTCCTAATGCTGCGTTAAGTGCTTCGCCTATTGGTTTCGTGGTGTAGTAACCATTAAAAGGATTTAACTCAGAGCCTCTAATTGGAAAATCAAATCTTCCAGACGGTACTCTAGACACCCATCTGTTGCCCGGTTCATTAGCTAATTTAAACAAATTTTCTAGAGCAATAAGTCCATTGATAAACTCTGACTGCTTGACAGCGGTTAAAACCATTCTAATCCCAGGATCATTAATCTCCCCCATAACTGTTTTAATTTCTTGAGGAATAACTTTTCTAGTTTGTAATATTCCTTGGGGAGCATCTACTTGTGCTCCAGTAAAATCTGTAGAAACAATTTCTGGTAAAGGCTCAAGAGTTTTAGTTCCCATGATTTTACTAAGTGCTTCGGGACGGCTTTCTTTATTGTATAAACGGTTTAATAATTTTTCCGCTTCCTCCCTAGGGTTCATTCCTGGCATTAAATCTTGTTGTTCTGTTAAACGTTTAGCCAACCAATCTACTGCAAGTTCATGATTTTTCAGTTCTTGTGTAGAGGCATTATCTCTATTGGGTGCTTTAAAAGAAGGATCTGTGTATAAAGTATAGGCCTGCGTCATATAACTCGCTATTCTTTCTTGTATAACATCTCTTAATTCTTTGCTGTATTTTTTTCCTTCTGGATCTAAGCTTTCTAAAAGTTCAATAATTTTTTTAGAGTTATTGCTTACAATATTTCTTAACTTAATAGCATTATCAATAAACTCTTGGTCATGTCCTAGTTTTTTTAAATCTTGTAGATTTACTTCATCTGACGAACTCCAATAATTTTCTAAAAGTTCCATTGTGGCTTGTTTAAATTCTAATTGTTTATCTACAGTTTTATATGAATCCAAAGCTGTTTTTAAAGCATTTTGCATGTTTTTATCTATGTCTTGTGCCTGTCTAAGTTCTCCTCTGTTAAACCATTTTTGTTGAAGTAGAGTTTCCCATTCTGCTCTCGGCAAAGCACCTCTAGGTGTAAACCGTCTGCCTAAATTATGAAATATATATTTCATAAAATTTCTAGATTCTTCTTGCTCTTTAATTTCTGTTTGGGTAGCGCCGTCAGGAATAGATTTAAAACCTAACTTATTTTTAATATTGTTTAAAATATTTAAAGGACCACTTCTGCTTGTTTCAACCCTCATTTCAGGTTTAGCTCCCATAGGAATAAGAGCAAAAGAATTTATAGGGTTACCTTCAGGAGTGTTTACTGTATCCCAAATAGGTTTATATGCAACTCCGTCCATTTCAATTGTCATGTCATTGAGTAACTTAGGATTAGGTTCTGTTTCTCCGGGTAAAATAAACTCCTTCGCCTTATAGTCTTTAAAAACTTTTTGATTGGTTTCAGGATCTATCAAAGGTACCGCAACAGTTTCCGTTTCTGCTTCTCCTTCGGCATTAATATTTCCTGTCTCTTGTTCTTGTAAATTACCGTAAAATAAACGAACAGTTGCATCTTTTGGTAACGCATTAAATGGGTAGACTTGTTGAGTGTCTTGGTCAACATTTATTATATCGCTAGGCCTAACTCTAATATTATTGGGAGCTAAACTTTCATCTTGGTCTATTTCTTGTTCTGTTTCTACATCTTCAACAACAGCTATAGGACCCTCTGGAATATCTATACTAAACTCAACTTCTCCTTGTAGTTCAGCGTTTCTTTGTGCATCTCTAATCCTAGTCAGTGTCCCAGACATGTCTGCTGAATCGCTAAAAGCAAGACTAGGACCCTCTGGTTTCCCAGCTGTTGCGCTTTGTATTCCACTGACAGATCCTCCCAATGTTCCCCCTGCTACAAGTGCTAACGCACCTGCTTCTATATATTCGCGTAAAGCCTCTTCATCGGCAGGGCTAATAGGTAGTCCAGCTTGTAATCTTTCTAAAGCTTGTTGTATTATTTCAGTAGGAACTTCAGTAGCTCCTCCTACAGCTACACCTTTAGATATATTTTTTAAAACTTCAGTGGTAGTAGATTTTTGTATAGGTCCGCCATACCTTCCAATAATTGCATAAAATAACGAGTCCGCAGCGGATTGAGCTATAGATGCACCAAAAGCACCCGGTTTATTAAGGTCGTCTACTTTTAATTTACCTTCTTGTATAGATCTTTCTAGGTTTGAACCAAAAAATTGAGGTATGCCAGCGATAGTAGCACCAATTGCAAAAGCGCCTACTTTCGCTACAGGCTTAATTTTTTTCCCAATAACAGGTATTTTACCTAGTTTATCGGGAACAGTTTGCATAGCGGTATATCCACCTAATAATTGAGGTCCCATCCACGGTACCGATTCAGTTATTCCCCCTATTGCCCAACGTGCCACCATGTCCCCAATGGATTTTTCTGGAGCGTCTAAATCAAATTTGGGCAATAGTTCTTTATATTTTTGTTTTTCTTCGTCTGAAAGTTTTTCGTAATTAAGCTCGTCTAATAAATCTTGTCTGTTCCATTCTCCTAATATGTCCATAAACTGAACTCTAGGACCACGGATATTTGCTTCGTCTAGTGCTTTTTGCTCCATGACAAGTTTTTTAGTTGCAATATCTTCGTCCGTTACAGGATCTCTAAAAATACCAAAATTAAACCCTGTGTCCAAGGCTGTTCCTATAGCCCCACCAAGATTTTTAGTTCCACTTACTAAACCTTCACTTGCAACTCTTGCATATTTACCGGGGTACCAAGGTTCATCGCCTATTGGCGTATCTATTACACCTTCTTGCGAATCGTATTCTCCTGGGGGTATGGCTTCTCTAGAACCATATTTAGATTCTAAAAGATCTCTTTTTCTTTTTGCAGCTTTTACTGCTTCTTCTCTAGGTAAACCTGGGGGCGTAACAATGGTAAAAAGAAGACTTCCATCTTCTTTGCTGTATACTTTAAATGTTTCGGAAGCAGCAGACACTTCTAGCTCCTTAATCTGTTATATCATTACGATCTTTAGGAATAGAAGTAGGAGTAGAAGAACCACCACTACTCGATATAGCTTCAGCTAAGGCTTGTGCTTGTCTCACAGCTATTTCAGCAATAGTTAAATCTTCTTCAGTATCAAACCCGTTAGCGGTTTTCCATTTTGACAGATCTCTAGGGCTAAGTTTTCCAAGGTCACTAGCAATTTTAATTGCAAAGTCTTTTACTATTTTAGCGTTTGTGTCTACGTTAAATCTATCTAAAAGCATGTCTTTTTGAGGTCCTTCTGGCATAGACATAACTTTTTGCAATAGTAAAAGATTTCTAGCTTCAGCTGTCATTCCACTACCTTTAGTACCACCGTATATTCCAGTTTCTATTTCCATAGCTAATCTGTCCATAGCTGCTTCGTTAGCACTCATCTGTTTAGGCATCGATTTTAAAACTTCAGCTTCAGCAAGATCAGCTTGCCCTAATACATCCATCAATCCGCTTACGCCACCTTGTTTGCTTTTACCACTTAACATAGCGCCTCGTCTAGCCAACGCCTGTAATTTTTCTTGTGCTTGAACACTGCCTGCACTAGCTTCTTTGTAGGTTTTAATAATTTCTTTTACTTTCTCTGGATCGCCTGCAACACCCCCACCTAAATTACGAATGTAAGCTTCTATGTCCATCATAGTAGCTTCGTCTTCGGTAGTACCATCTTGCATTTTAGGAATAGTGGTTATTCTGTCTAATAAATTTAAAAAGTCTTCTGTTAATATAGAATCTGTAGCGCCTGTCTGTAGACGATACTGTTCGTCAATAGCGTTTAACTCTCCTTGAACTTGTTCTTCAATTTCTGCTGTATTTACATATTCTTCGTTTTGCATTATTTCTGAAGCTTGTTCAACAACGTTAATAGCCATTCTTTGGAAAGGTTCTTTTTTTATGTTTGAAGGTCCTTGGTCTTCCGTTACTGTTTCTTCTACTACAGTTGCACCGTTAGTGGCTGGCATATCTGGGACCTCTGGATTAGTAGCCGTAGCCATCATGTTCAATGCTTCGTTTACGTCTTGGTCACCTTCTTCAAATAAATCCATGCCGAAAATTCCACCAGTCTGCATACCGGGAAAGAACAGTTGTTCTTGTTGTGCTAGGTTTCTTTCGTTTTGTTGAACTTCTTGGTTTTGTGTTCCTTGCGCTAAAGCGTCATGTAAAGATATTAATCCCACTGAGAATTGTTGAATAACGTCTGGAGGAAGAGACATGCCTTGTCTTCTTGCGGTGGCTTCTAATAATTGACCACGCGCTGTAGGAACACTAATACCTTTCAATTCTGCAAGTTTTGCTACTTGTTCTTCTATTGAAGGTTCTTTTTCAAAAAGCCCACCAGTCTGCATACCGGGAGCACCAAACAAAACTATATCTTCTGGGAAAGCAGGAATATATGGAAGATTCTCTGGTACAGGCTTAGATGGGAAAGCAGGAATATATGGAAGATTCTCTGGTAGGGGGGTAAGTCCAGACGGAGGAGCAGAATGTGAATGCAGTTCTGGATGCGTGTGATCCATAACTGGGCCACCATTCTGCATTCCCGGATAAGGCACTGAGCCTCCTCCCATCATGGGTATTGGATCAAGGCCAGACATAATGCCTTGTTCACGATTTGAAAATAATTGTCTTGTTTTCCAGTTCATTATATATTTATTCCTAATAGTGCCAATATTCCCGCTATTGGATCAGTTCCAGCGGCAGCCCCAAATTCAGTTCTCGCAGCAGTTTTCGGTAACATACCTAACATATTTTGTAATGCTGACATACGTTGCCATGGTTCCATAGCCATTCTGTTAGCAGCGTCATACTGAGCGCCGTACATTTGATCTTGTATGCCTCTGCCTGTTCTGCCTAATCCTTCAAAAGCATTTATTTGGTTCATTAGACCTCTTTGACCTGTCATGCCTAAATTGGCAAAGTCTGTTCCAAGTCCACCAAGTCCTCTTGCTGCTGTTTGTGCGCCTTGCATAGCTTGTCCAAATCCTTGTGAACGCAATCCACCAATACCTTCCATCATGCCTCTACCAAAGGCTCTTTCTCTTTCTTGTTCCATTAATCTACCGCGAGATCCACCAAACGCTCCTCTACTTACCGCTTGGTCTCTGTTTCTCATGCTTTGTTGTGCATTGGCTTCTTGCATGTCTCTAATGCTTTGTTGCACTACGTCTTGTTCGTAAGGATTATAAAATTGGCTAATACCACTAGGAGTATAATAATTAGCTCCTTGTTGCATCATTTGTCCGCCTTGTTGTATGTAAGGAGTAAACCCACCAAGGCCACCAGCTAAAGTTCTGGCTCTCATTTCGTAAGGGTCTAGTCCTGCTACTTGTTGAACAGGAACAGGCATAGGCTGTCTTGCTAAACCAAACGCGGACTCCATAAACCCACGACGCATAGCGTCAGCATACGGCTGTTCATAGGTTACTGTTGTTTTAGGGTCTAAATAACTCGCCATTATCCCATCCTCTCTGCTTCTTTCATTAATCTATATAAATTCTTTGCTCCAATATTATCGGTAGCTTTTCTTGTCATAACAAATTCACCCGGCTCTAATCTTGCTAAAGTTATGTCCCCAGGTCCTTCGTCCAAGCTCGCTAATCCACCGTGTTTCATCTCAGGTGGGGGTGCATTTGCATATCCTACGCCTGGCATTAATGCAGGCTGTAGGTTAAAAATTCTGTAATCAGGCATACTGCCTAGTCCTTGTCCAACAGCACTAAATGCGTCGCTTCCAATTGGAACTACTTCGTTTGGATCATCTCTGTCTTGTTTTCTTAACTTATTAATCATTGCTAATTTAATAAGTGTTTCTAGCCCACTGCCTCCAAGAAGACCCTCTCCTCCAAGAAGGCCACCAGATCCACCACCTTTCTTACCGTCGCCACCGCCGCCAGTAAGAATACTTGCGAGTCCTTGTCCCCCAGTAAAGAATTGATTTAATTTAGGTCCAATGCCTAAACCAAAAATACCTTGGTACTCGTCTTCAGGCATTTCAAAAATACTAGAATCAATTTCTTCTGGATATAAATCAGGATAAAGTTCTTTTAAATAATTTGTAGGATCTCCTAAACTATCAGGGTTCCATTCCCATACGTCGTTAGGATCTGTTGGATCAAAAGGATCATAAGAAAAATCAAAAGGATCGTCTAAGTTTTCTTGTAAACCTTTTATCCAATCTCCAGAATCAGCAAAATATTGATCGTAATCCCCCGAAAAAGACGGAACATCTGTATCAAAAATATCATCAAACACCATATTATCGGGATTAAAGCTAAAGATTCCCGCAGTGCTAGGATCATAAGAAAAGTCTAGATTAAGAGTATCATCTAGGTCTTGTTGTGCCTGTTTTATCCAACTATCATCACTAAAATCAAATTCATCTGCCATAGTATCTCCTATAATATCTCTTTTTTTATTCGTTGTCTTGCTTGTTAGAAGCGCCAAAGTAGAAAGATATGATAGCACTTGCTAACCCACCAAGGTAGCCTAATACAAGGTTTATCAATGCTTCTGAGTTTTGCTCTGGGGGTTGAAGAGTTACTAAAAATATATACCCCATAAACCCTCCTACAACAGATACACCTATTATTCTAGCTGTCCAATCTTTAGAAAATCTAGATCTAGCGTCTTGTACATCTGCTGTTTCTAATGCAAACAGATCTATATCAAGTTCTTTCATCTTTATTTCAAAATCTGTTTCTACTTTCTTTAGTTCTGCTAATTGCTCAGGAGTAGCTGCTTCCATTGCTTTTTGTATTTTCTTTGGCTCAGGATCACATCCTAATACCTCTGAAATCATATTCGCAGCCATACCACCCATAGGACCACCTAAAGCGGTTCCTATAGTTGGGGCAACTGTTCCTACTAACGTTTTTAATATACCTAGTTTCATTAACACTTCCACCTTCTGCGCGCTTGCCTAATTCTTGAATTAGGATTATTTCTAGTTTTAGCAGAGCTTTTCTTTAACTGTCCCGCAGATCTTGCGCAATAAGATTTACGTCTTTTAGCCGCTTTGCTACCTTTTTTAACTTTGCCTGTTACAGCTCCTTTTAATTTACTTCCAGGGTTTGCTCTACGATGGGCAGCAATACCTTTTTTGGTCATGCCCGCACCTTTCTTGGTAGGGCGGTAGTTACCGCCTTTACCAGTGGTTCTGCGTATAGCTTTTTGCCTAGCCATTATTTTTTCTTTCCTGTTTTCTTTTTCTTTTTAGGAAAGCCAGCTTGCATATTTTTGTATGCTTTTTTAGATATTGTAGATTTACTTTTAGGTCTACTAATACCTTTTTTCTTTCTAGCGTTTATGTTTGCGTATAATCCTCTTTTAGCCATTATGGTCTCCTTAATGATTTTTTATAGTTTGACACTGTTTTATTTTTAATAGGTTTTATTTTAACTTTTTTAATTCTTTTAGCCATTATACATTTTTTCTTTTAATCTAATTGCTCTATCCCCAACTTGCGTTGCCCATTTAGAATCTAACATCTCAACACCAGCAGTTTCCCAATCTTCTTTTTTAACAGCTTCTAAAAATTTTTTAAATTTACTAAATCTAGGATAGCCTAAGTTAAAACACATGTTTGCTAAAACACGTTGTCTAACATTACCTAATCCTCTCCACCACGGAAGATTTTTATCTAATTCAGAACAAACAATATCTATGTCATTATTTAAACATTCTCTAATTCTAGCATCTGATACAGGTGTACCTACAGGTTTTCCAAATTCAGGATCGTGTTCTAAAATTAAATGTCCTACTCCAAAAGTTGCAAGTCCTAAATGATCTTCATAAATTTCATCAATAAAACCTTCATCAAATTTTAACTCTTCTATTAGTTTGTTTCGATCCATCATAGTATTTTTATCGTTGTTGCTCCATTTGTTGATACTGATAACTCTCCTAAACCAGTTACTCCTTCTACTCCTCGTTCTGTTCCTACATATAGATTGACCCATTGTTTACCATTCCAAAGTTGTAGTTGATTTGTTGAAAGATTCCAAATTATATCTCCTGCTGTAAATTTATTTTCATTCCTTTGTGTTTCATTAACAGATAACGTTGCATCAACATCTACCTTATTTAAACTTAATTCTAATACTCTTACTAAACGATTGAACGTTTCGGGAGACAACTCCCCTATAGCTACAGGCAATCGCGTTTCTAAAATTTTTGCCATTATCTTCTACCATTTGGTCGCACATCCATACGCATAGCACCAACTCTAAACCCAACTCCCGATCTGGAACCTAGTGAACCATCATCGTCTGATTCAATTCTAAGAGCAGCTTGTCTTGCTCTAAGCCTAGCATCTATCTTTGTAGTTGTAGCAGTGCAAGTGCTTGTTAAATCAGTAGATAAACTTTCTCCGGGATAGTTTCTTTGTTTTAAAATAACATTAACAGTTTGTCCACTTCCTCCACTTCCTGTAAATTTAATATCTGGAATAATTTTGTTGATAGATTGAAATTCTTCTCCGTTGCCCAATGCAAAATCACTAGACTCTATAAATACGTTATCCATTGGTGAACCATCAGCATCATTACCTGTCTCATGGTTATACAAATAACCTACATCACTTGTTGTGTAAGACCCTATGGGACTATCAAATATGCCTTCGTCTATCCAAGATGTTCTGTTTAGTTCACCTATGCTCCATGCTCCTTCTTCATAATTAAGCACAACGTATTTACTAATTGTTGTTTCCCCTGTTACGCAATAAAACCAACCTACTTCATCAAATTCTTTATTTAAAAACCCAAATACTTGGAAAGACTGCCCTTCGTTTAGATCACTAAATACATAGTCTTGTACTGTACAAGGAATGTCTTGAACAGCTCCGTTGTATGTATAAAAACCTTTTTTATCCATCCAAAATATACCTTTTGGAGTATTCACGGCCGCATTAGGTCCAATAAGTCCTACCCCTTCGTTTACTAGATTAACTCCAAAAGTAAAAGGCTGACCGACAAAGGTCATTGAATAAAGAGATGTGTCTGTCCAAACTAATGTTTCTTGTCTGGCTCTAATAGCTCCAATAATTTGAGAACCAGCCGATAGTCTAAAAGATCCAGCTGTATTAGTAGATAGTGGTTCCCATTGAGCAGCATTTTCTTGGTCACTCCATGCAATAAACATTGGATCTATTGCTCCTGTTCTAGAACTTCCAGAAATAGGGTCGGCTCCAAAACAAATAACGTGTCTATCTATATCACTAACTAAAGTCTGTAATGCTACGGTAGGTGTTAAATTTGCTCCACTTAATGAGCTTAATGCAACGGCTCTATCTGTGCCTAATGTTTTAGCGCTAGTGTCCCAATAATAAATTCCACTTGCTCTTACATTTATAATTAAATCTTCACCAAAATTATCATGTGACCATAACCTTAATTGATTGTCTGCTGTTATTGCCGTTGAAGAACCCCAAGTACCTGCACCCCAAGTACCTGCACCCCAACCTGTAGACTCTACATAAGTATCTAAGCCTACGTTGATTTGATACGCACCAACTACAGAACTACCACCATTACCACTATCACTAGCGTTTGCTGTAACTGTTGCCCCGGAGGTGTCTTTAGCAGTAATAGTGTAAGAATTACTATTTACTATTGTTGCTATTTGGTATTCTTGATTTAAAACAGCAGCAGTGACTAAACCACCTAAAGTAGCAGCACCGCTAAAGGTTACAAAATCATTGGTAAATGCTCCATGACTTGAATCTGTTACCGTTATCGTAGAACTACCGTTAGTAGCAGAAAAAGTAACATCACCAGCAGAAGTAGTTACTCTTAAAGGAGTAATATCGTAAAAACTATCTCCTTCTTTAATGTAATACTTCCAAGTAGATCCTAGTCCTAGATATTTAGTAAGTTCTAAATCTACCCAAGCGTGAAGTGCTCTAGCTGTGGATTTAAAAGTGTTTAGGGTGTTCTTAGCCCAACCACCTATTTTTTCAGGTAGCCCTTTACGGAATCTTACAAGATTAGAGTTGAACCACCCTCCATCATTAGAGTAATCCGTTCCTTCTCGGTTTATCCCTGGTCGAAATATAAATTTTTCTAATGACATTACACATTCTAAATTAATTTCTCTATTCCTAAAGAAGCAGCGACTAAACCATAAAGCCCCCAAAGAATATATTCAATTCTTCTAAATTTAAGGGAGCCTTCGTCTAGTCGTTTTTCAATATTTTGATAGCGCACTGCACATTCTCTTTCGTGAGCTTCAACTTTAATTAACGCTTCTTTAGCAGTAGTCATTTACTTATCCTTAGCTTTTCCTATGTTTAAAGCTAAATAGTCTATAACTTTATATAACTTAGCTAGTAACTTATCTCCTTTAGGAGTAGAAGTTACAGCAGCTATAAAAGATGCTATTGCAATAATAGCAGTTATCCACATAAATATATTTAACCACATCATATTATTTCTCCTGTTTTTCTTCAGATTTCTGAAGTTCGTCAGTTTGTTTATCAACGTTTTCTACAACAACATCTACAACATCTCCTGTTGCATCGGCCACTGTTCCTACGACATTGCTTACATCATCAAGCGCAGCTGCTGCTACATTACCAATAGTAGACACTGTGCTGTCAACTATACCTGAGCCTAAATCTTTACCCCCTTCTATAACAGCTCCCACACTAGCGCAAGCTGTTATAAAAACAAATATTAATATAAGTACAAAGTTTCTCATTGTTATACCTCTTCGGTCTGTGTTGGTTCTTGAGATACATCCCAACAATTAAGGTTGGAAGCGACAGTTCTTCTTTCGCCTTCTCCCTTAAAAGGATATACCATGTGTTGCAACCATGAAGGGAAAACCAACAACTTCCCTACCTCTGGTTGCATAACAAAAGATTGAGGTGGTCTCAATCTTTCTGTGTCCATTAATTGATTCAACCCATAATTAAAAGCTATATATCCATCACAATCACCAGAGGCATTATATAAAGAGTAATTGCCATCGCCAGCAGTCGGCTGGTCTAGTATTTGTTGTGGCACTTTTGTCCAAGCAGTTGTAGATACACCCATTATGGTTTTAGTACCATGATCGTGCATAGGGTTATAGTCTCCTTCGTAACTGTGTACTGACCAAGTTTCGTCTATAGCTACTGCTTTAGGTGCTTTTAACCTTGAGCCTGTTTGTTGTGAAAAGAAATTTATATAATCTGCTCCTAACGAACTTATCAATTGATTGTATTCTTTTAATCTTGAATCTTCGCTATCCATTAATAACTGTTCGCCTTGTGTTATTTGTCCAACCAAAGTATCAGCTAATGACTTTCTGTTTTCATCTTCAACGTATTCATCAAGATATTCATTCAAATCCTCAACCATACCTTCTGGCATTTGTGTTTCCATAACAAAAACACTAGGCATACTATGTACTACTACTTCTGCCATTAACTAGGTACGTTAAAGTCGTTGTCTGCTGTGCTTACTGCTGGTGGATTCGTAATAACTGAATCTACTTGTTGTGCAAATACTGTGTCCCAATGTGAAACAGGGCATATTGCTACTAAATCTGCATTACTCCAACTGCCTTTGCCTTTTAACGCAAAATTAGTTGATGTTACATTACCCTCTGAATCGTAATCTTTTTGATTAACTTGTGTATTAAATTCAGATGTGTAATAAGTTGCATCACCTTCACTATCGTTTTCATATTTCATAGTTATATCCCATTTATCAACTTTGCTGTTGCTGTTAACAAACGGAACACATTTTGATATTGCTTTGCTTACTGCCATTTTTTACTCCTTATTATTAAGTTTATTTTCTAGTTCTTCAACCTTTGAAGAAAGTTCTTGTACTGCTTTAACTAATATCGGTACAAATTTTTCATATTGTAATTGATATTGTTTACCATCTCCTGTCCGATTAGATACAAGATTTGTTTTATCATCTAAAGTGTGTCCAATAGATTCTTCTAAAGCGATTACATCTTGTGCTTT